AACAGCCTGTCCTCTGGACTAGTAGAGGCTGAAGTTGCAGAAAGTATTTTAAACACAGTTGACCGTGAGGTGCAGGCTATGGGCTGGCACTTCAATACAGAATCAAACAAGTCGTTTGCTCAGGATACCAGTGGTAACATTCTACTACCACCAGATGTACTTAGGGCAGACGCCACACTAAAGGCAGACAGTCCTGACCTTGTTCAACGTGGTTCAAAGATGTACGACAGAAAGAACCACACGTTTAACATAGGCACAAATGTCTACCTCGATGTAGTAGTGCAATTAAATTTTGATGACTTACCTGAGGTAGCAAAGCGTTATATAACTCTACGTGCTACTCGCATATTCCAAGACAGAGTTGTTGGCTCTGCCACTCTCCATGATTTTCAAATGAGAGACGAGCAAATGGCTCTAGTTGAATTGAAAGAGTTTGACATAATCAACGAAGACAACAACATCTTTGATAACTACGATACATTTAGCATCATTGATAGGCAGGGACGGAGAACTTTCTGATGGCACTCATAAGTCAATCTATTCCTAACCTCATCAACGGGGTATCCCAACAGCCACCATCGCTGCGCCTAAGTACACAGGCAGAAATACAAGAGAATGGATTGTCTGATGTTGTCACAGGCTTGCAGAAGCGTCCCAGTACACAGCACGTTGCAGACTTAGGTGTAATTAGTAACCTTGATAAAGCTTTTATTCATACCATCCGTAGAGATGAGAATGAATTTTACTCTATGGTTGTGGACACGGCTGGTACAATTAGAGTATTTGATAAGGACGGTGTATCAAAGACAGTTACAAACAGTGCCCCCTCCTACCTATCTGGATTGACTAATCCTAATGAAGAACTAGCTGCTGTCTCTATTGCTGATGCTACATTTATTGTAAACAAGAATAAGACTGTTGCTAAAGGCACTGCAACATCTACCGTAAGAAATCCAGAAGCTCTAGTCTATGTCAAACAGGCTGACTATTCTTCTACATACCGCCTTAAACTAACAAAGGGTGGTAGCACTAGCACAGTAGAATTTGCTACTAAATCTTCTACACAGTCTAGCACTACTCTGACACAGGATGCAGAACGTGGTGCATCTACTGACGTGATTGCTCAGAATTTAAATACATTCTCAGGCACAAGCGTTAGTACTACTTTCTACGATAACATAACCAACGGCTCTGCTGTATCAGGTTTAACACTTACACGCATTGGCTCTACTATTCATATTCAGTCTACCAATAGCACAGACTTTCAGGTAGAAGTAGGTGACTCACATGGCGGCGATCATCTCCTTATATTCAAAGATGAGACAGGAGACTTCAAGAAGCTACCAGTAGAGGCAGCAAACGGCTTTGTTATTAAAGTATCAGGCGATAACCAGAAGGCACAGGATGACTACTATGTTAAGTATAATGATGGTGTCTGGAAAGAAACAAACGAGCCAGGGTCTCTAACACAGTTAGATGCCTCTACTATGCCACACAAGTTAGCCAAGCTGCCTAGTGGTAACTTCACATTTAGCTCTGCTGTATATGCAGAACGCAAAGTGGGAGATGATGATACTAATCCATTCCCATCTTTTGTAGACTTTACTATATCAGATATATTCTTTCACAGGAACAGACTAGGACTACTAGCTGACGAGAATATTATATTCGGACGTGCTGGTGAGTTCCTTGAGTTTGACTTCTTTAGAAAATCCACACTAGCTATTGTAGATAGTGATCCTATTGACGTAGCAGTATCCTCTAACAAGGTTAGCATACTTAAACATGCTGTACCATTCAGTGAAAGCCTCCTGCTATTCTCTGATCTAACACAGTTTAAGGTAACTGCTGATCCCGTACTAACACCAGAGACTATTAACGTAGCCAATACCACAGAGTTTGAGGCATCACTACGAGCCAAGCCAGCACAGGCTGGTAAGTTCGTGTACTTCGCCTCCAAGCGTGGTGCATGGTCTGGTATGTGGGAATACTTTGTAGATACTGATACAGACACTAACGATGCTAGTGAAATTTCTGCACATATCCCACAGTATTTAGAAGGTGAGATTACTAATATCCAAGCCTCGTCTAACGAGGATATGATTTTAGTACAGACTACTGATGATACTAAAGCAATCTACGTATATCGCTACTACTGGCAGGGTAGAGAAAAGCTACAGGCCTCGTGGTCACGCTGGGTATTTGATGGAGATGTTATAGGTTTCTCATTCAATCGTGCAGACATCTATATACTTATTAAACGAGGTACTAACTTATTCCTAGAGCGTATCAATCTCTCTGTAGATGATGCGACTAACTACACTGATGGTGCCTTCTCTATTCATCTAGATAGACGAGTTAGACTAGAAACCTCTGGCTTAACTAGTGTTCCATATACAGATGCTAGTACAATCTACGTAGATCAAACGGGTAAGATAATACCTCTGTCTAGTGTTGCAGGTAAACTAGCAGCAAGCGAGGTAGTATATGCAGGTATACCGTTTACTTTTAAGTACGAGTTTTCTGAACCAGTAGTTAAGCAAGATAACATAGCAATTACAACAAGTGTTTTACACTTGCGTAACTATGCTGTAGTGTACAATAACACTGGCTACTTTAAGGTAGTCATAGAACCCCTTAAGAGAACACCCTACATTCGTTACTTTACTGGACGGATTGTAGGAGGCCCTGCTAACGTACTTAACAAGGCAGCTATTGATAGTGGTACGTATCGCTTTGGCGTTATTGGCCACGCAGGGGAAACAAAGGTTAGATTAGAAAGCGACAGTCATCTTCCCTGCCAGTTCCAATCGGCAGAGTGGGAAGGTTTCTATGTATTACGTTCTAGGAGAATGTAGTGAAGGTACATGTGAGAGCTAGCACACAATCAGATATAGACTACTTAGAGCATAACTTAAGGCGAGAAGATGCTGAAGAAGTGTTAGCCTCACATGGCAGTACCCGTGAAGCACTACAGTATGGGCTTGATAAGTCCGACGAGTGCTGGACTTTTCTTGTAAGAGATACGGAAGAGATAGCAGGTATATATGGTGTAGCCTCTATAGATCAGCTAACTGCTGCTCCCTGGCTGCTCACTACTCCTGCCATACAGAAAGTATGGATACCATTTTTACGTGGTTCACGGAAATGGGTAGAAGAAACAAACAAGAAGTACCCCATATTATTTAATGCAGTTGATGCAGACTATAAGGTAGCTATTAAATGGTTACGCTTTGTCGG